GAGAAATCAATCGTGAAGTCGCCTTCGTCGCTTGAACCTTTGGCTTTCATCGTACCGCTTTCATTCAACAACTTAGCACTGATGCCCGCATAGGTTTTACCTGTATCACCAGCCGCTGTAATCTTGCCGATTTTATAACCAGTAGCACCAGAAAACAATAGACCAGTGACAGCACCTGAGGATGTAATTGTACCTTTGTCGGCATTGCCAGTATTGAAGGTTAAATCAGTCGCCGCTAAATCAATTGAAGCTGGAGTACCGCTTGATAAATAGAAATTAGCAGTAATTGCTGTAGCAGTTGAACCTGTAGAGCTAAACGTACCGCTTTGACCTGATTTTGTCCAAGTACCAGAAAAATAACCATCAGCTTGAGCTGGAGCGGTTGCTAAAATTCCAGTGCCGCCAATGGTTTTAGATAGCGAGCCAACAAAGTAAGCATCATAAGCTACTTTTAAAGCTGCTTGTCTTAATGAGTTTGTCGATAATGCTAAAGCCGATGCAATCGCTGTTGTCAGTGCGTCGGTATCGGCTTCAAAAATCTCAATGGTTGTGTTTTGAGAGCTGAAAGGCGTTGTTAATGCTGTCATTATTTAATCCTTAATGTCATTAAGTAGGATACTTTTCACTGGAAAAGTAAATTGTAACAGGTAGTTCGTACCTATCGCCGTTAATTATAGCAGGTGCAATAACGGGTGTCTTAGTTATCCTAACCTTTATCGCACCCGAAACCAAGACCAATCCATAATAAAAGATTTCTTCAATCAAATCCGCGCGTGTATAAGCGTTTTTAGATGCCGTTCCAATTGGATAAGATAAAGTAACTTGTAAAAATCCATTTACTTGAAACATCTTATCATTGATAGCAGGATTTACAACATTCGACACCAATAAATTTACACGTTGATACGGCACACCGCTAACAGGCGTAAATGGTACGTTTTCCCATGCCGTAGCAATAGCAGGTGTCATGGTATTGAGCTTGTTTTCTAGCAATGTTCGCATAATAACTAAACTCATGACATTAACCCGCTAAAGCGTTGCACCGATACACGAACCATGCCAGCAGGTGATTGTTTTGAGTAACCATATTCAAGTCGTTCGATATAGGGCAGATTATTAGATAGAAAAACTTTGTGTCCAGCGCGTGGTGGTATTGTCGTTAATAACATATCCATTGTTTCACCATTAGCAGACCCGTAAGGCGAATTATCGTCACGGGTAACAACATTCGTTGCACCACTATTGATGGTGCATTGCCAATTTCCTTTAGCCCTGCCAGTATCGACAGGTGTCATCTTAATAATACTGGAAAATAAGCCAATTGTTACCGCTCTAATCTGTGCATCAATCTGTGAATTAACACGCAAAACAATGTTTTCCATACTCATTTTCTAACCTGCAATTCATAAATAGCAGACATTTCACCACTCCAAATATGCTTAATCGCCAATACAGAATAAACCAATGAATCAATCGTAACGGTATCACCAATTGATGGTTCAGTTATTTGTAGTGCTGCAATCTTGATTTTCAAGTCACCTGCTTGGACAACACCGTTCGTTAATTCAAATCCATTGTAATCTTTGATTAAAGCAGCTGTGCTTTCACTTGTAACAATATCGGCTGCCATTTCACCCGTAGAAGGATTGTATTCACCTTTGATGATATGCGTAATGGTTATCTGCTTACCAAATTGGTCAATCAATCTATTTGCCGTAGCACGCGCCCGTGTGTCGATTGTCATGAACGTACAGCCTTAACTTCAAAGCTATTTGTGGATTGTAACAATGTAGCCAACATAGCGTCGATTTGAGAATATCTTGTTTGAGTAGGTGAATTTTTGTCATACTCCACTTCAATAACATCTACTTTCTCCCTAATTACAGTCTGTCCAACATCAACCATTAACGCGCCGTCGTTAGCCTTTAATGCTAATTCAGCACACGCATTTTTAACCTGTTTCGGCACAATATCATCCGCCAATAAATACGGATAAGCACCAACAGCACCATAAACAAAAGGCTCTAAATAACAAAATGAACGTGGAAAATCTAGCGATTGTGTAGCGGTTTTGCGATAACCACGCCACAAAGTGCAATAACGCGCAATCATATAGTCAGTTGCCTTACGCAATAATTGCTCTTTGACAGAATTGTCTAAATCCGCCCATGCTGTATTACCACGGTTAGCGTGATAAACATTAGCATCCGTAACACTAATGTAACTTTCGCTATCTATCTTTGCTGTGCCGTCTTCAACGATTAACGTCATAATTCACTCTCGCTATGAATAAAACAAATATCAATCGCAACAGCTAACGCCGTTGCATTATTACAACGCCATAAACGCGGAAACATGGTAGTGGTAGCCGCTGGAATTTGTGTCGATGCCGTTCCCGTAACCGTACCCGAAACAGCCACGCCGTTTGATAGGTTTTTTACACGATAACGAAACGATGTATCATTGATAGCTGTTATTTTAAAATCAATTAAGGTGGTTTTATCGGCAGGCGAACCCAATGCAGTGCCTAACGCTATCGGTGTTTGAGCGGATGAACCACCATAAACCAAATAGTATTGTGTAGCGTCAGTCGATAACTGTGCAATACCGATAACATTTGTTAATGCCGAAGGCTCAACATTTGTTTGAGAAGCAGTGCCATAAGCAATACCAATAAATCCACGCGCACCTGATACCGTTGCAGCATCTGAACATCCGAATCTAAAACTTATTTCAAAACTACCTAATCCACTAGATGTAGGGTAAATAAAACCATTCAAGCCACCGTTTGAGTATATCCCGCAAAGCGAACCAATAGTTGCGGCAGATACGAAACCCAGTCTTTTGGATGCTGTTAGTTTATTAGATGTTCCAAAAGCCCTACCAGTTAATGTTCCAATAGTATTTGGTGCTCCAGTGGCAATATATGTCGCCGTATTAACATTACCACCCATATAATAAACGCCACTAACACGATTACCAGAAAACTCTTTTTGATACACTTGATAATCACTTGCGCTTAAACCCACCGCGATTCTATTTTCGTCGGTAATCAAATAGATTTCACCAGCATTCAATCCATTGGATGATGCCAATACGTCTAAATTTGCGCGTGTGCCGCGTCTATTTAAAACGGTAGCCATTTAGAACGTTCCACAATCAACAGTACCAACAGCAAGCGTAACAAAGCCATTGCCGCTATCTTTTGACCATGACATTGATGTGTTCATTCGAATAACGCCATCCGTACCGTCAGTTCCCCATAAATAACCACTTGTACCGCCGCTAACAACTGCTACCTTTTCGTCCAAGTCGCTCGACGGGATATTTAACGCGGTTTTAAACGCATCAATTGTGATTTTTTTCTCTTTTACACCAGTCGCACTTGCATCATGAATTAAAAGTAAATCAGATACGCCATCAACTGCACCAATAGCCGTTAAATCATCAATCGGTGGCACGACAGGCGCGGTAGTTGTTGCATCAATCGCAACATGAATCGATTGTCTGTCTGTTGTGAAATGTTGTTCACCAGCCAACATTGAAGAAGTTGGTAAATTGGCTTTTAAGCCGCGTTTGATTTGTATTCTTGGCATTAGTTAAACTCTCCACAGTCGATGTATTGCAATTCTAAGTTTTGACGCGCTTGCGTCTTTTTTGTTTGATTGTCTAATTCTGAAAACAAATTAGCTGTTTGAAAGTAATCAGCAGGATTAACGCTATCACCCTTTAATCCAGCAGGAAACGCTTGCACAACAGTTGAAACAAATGGTGTAACTGTGACGTTATTTTGTACCACAGAAACATCAATGATATTGTTTTCTGTTACAACAGTTATTGATGTCATACTGAAACCGTTACCTGTGGAACAATAAGGATTTTATCTTTGTAATCTGCTACTGGTGGCAATACCGTTGACAATCCACCAGCAACACCCGACTGTTGTTGAATATCGTAATAGTATGAACCGACTGGAATTAACGCTGTTGTTGCAGCGGGTACATAAAGTACACAGATGCCACCAAGCAAATCATCATTCACATTATCACCAGCGGTAGTAACAAACTGCAATTCAGCATCGGCATCGGATAAATCGAAAGACGACTTAAAAGTTAACCAGAATTTGTAGCCTGTAATGTCTTGGGCTGCCCCTGCATTATCTTTTACTGTTAAGGTAATCGGATAATCATCGCCTGCCCTCAAATCGGGTAAATACTTTGCCATAAATCAAACCAGTTAAAATTTCGTTAAAGAAATAATAGCACACAATTACAATTTTAAAAATACGGGGGATACACACAATACATATCTAAAGATATATGTATTGTATGTATTTTGTATCCAATCGTACATTCGATACATTTGTATTGTATGTATTGTATGTATTGTTATAAATCAATAACTTATCTCAATGGATAAATTAGTATGTATTTTGAAAATGTATTTGAGTTTTTTTGGTGAAAAACCGCCTTTTGTAGTTAGGTGTGTCGCATAAATATATACGCAAACATCTATAAATAAAAGATTGATTTTAGAATTTATATTCTATAAAATACACGTTCTATTTATTTAATCGAAAGGCTATATTTTATGAAAACAGAAGTAATAATGAAACGTGATTTTTTTGGTAGTTTGATTCAGCAGCGTTCGCACAGTGAATTATTTTGTGCAAATGACATTATGTTGATTGGTAACGGCTTTCGCTCAAAGCACGGATTGCCAGCCAAAGTAATGGCGGCTTATTTTGACTTGCAAGAAACGCGCGAATTGATTGAGCAAATCAAATGGGAATTTAACCTTGAACCAGAATCAATCAAAACCGTTACAAGGGGTAGAAATGGCGGAACTTGGATTCATCCATTATTGTTTGTTGACCTTGCAATGTGGATTAACCCTGAATTTAAGGTAAAAGTTTTAAAATGGGTGCTTGATGGTTTAATGGAATCACGCGATAACAGCGGCGATTCATTCAAGGCTATGAATGCAGCAATCAAAGAAAACTACCCAAATCAAGCAACCGCTGAAATTTATATCAAAATCGCGGGTGTTATTTCTAGGGCTTGCGGCGTGTATGAAATTGGCGCGGATAGATGGCAACTTGCAACAAAGGAACAGATTGAAAGACGCGATAGAATTCACGTCAGAATCGCAACGTATGCAGACGTTGTCGATAATGTAGTTGACTGTGTGAACAAAGCTGTTGCGAAAGAGTTAAACGTTAAAATCTAAATCCGCGCAATTCGCGTAATTAAAAAGCCCGTTTTTTAGACGGGCTTTTTCTTTTAAAAAGCAGGTGTAATTGTTGCGCCTTGTTCTAGTGGTTCATATCGGATGTAATGCCGCCACAATCCCGTGGTACTGCCATTATTCACTGTTAGTTTTAAATAGCCGCGTGGTGCAATGATACCGCGTGAATCCATACCAACGCTTACACCACCAACCACAACATTTGGCGCGTTTGATAGCGTATTGTTATCGCAGATTATGCGCGTGCCAATTACTGCATTGGCTAGCGTTGCACAAAGTCCACTAATATCGGTATCGCCATCTAAGGCAGAATGAACGGTGTATTTAATGCGTGTACCAGTTGCATCGTTAGCACTGTAGCACTCACTGGATAAAGATAAAATTTGAACATCGCCAGTAATGTTGAAAATAACATCTTGGTCAATCATTACCTTTGATGTTGTTTTAGCTAAATGGTCTGAATTGTCACGAATTTGACGCGCCATAATTTTAACCAACCTTATGAAATGAAAGTGTACCCGTTCCAGACGCGGTTATTGCACCGATACAGCGCATATCATCTACAAACAATGTGATTACATTACCACTATACAAAATGTAGCCGTTAGAAGCTGTTACGCCTGTTGCGGTTTCATCTACACGCAAATAGCAATCAAGCGTTGACCAAACATCGTAATAACCTTGTTCTAACGGATTAGATTGTGCAGCAGTTGTTGAAATACTAAACGATTGCTGCACTTGGTTTTCTAAATAGATTGCATCGTTCACTTGGCTTTAGTTGTTTTTGTTGGTTCTACTTCAACAGGTTTTGGTGTTGCTGTAGCAATTCCAGCGGTTAAACGCTCTTTTGCATCGACTTTGTTTAGTGTAATTGGTTCGCCTGTTTTTGAATCATAAACGGTTTGCATGATGGTTTCCTTTTAAAAATAAGAGTTTTAATTATAGCAAATCATGGTATAATTGATTTGAGTTTTTTAGATTTGTGCGGACGAGGCATGACAATCTAAAAAATTTATTTTTAACCCGTTTGATAATGTACTCGTCCTACATTGTTACACGGGTTTTTTATTGGAGTTTAGAAATGAACAAAGAACAATTTGCTAGGAGTGTATTTGATTCCATTAACTCGGACAGGGATGGTTTCAAAAATTTGTTTGAAAACTGGTTCGAGCAAAACCCAATCAAACCCACCGTGGTAGGGCTTACGGATGAGCAAGTAGAAGGCTTTATGTCGTTTTGGTCGGATTCACCGAGTAGTGATTACATTGGGTTGTATAAAGAATGGGCTAAAACTCAAACCTTTGCACAATCCCGTGTTTTCACAGATTCAGAAATTCAGCAAAAGTACATGGAGCTGTACGATGATTATCAATCTTTATTGCTCGACAAGACGGAGATTGAGAAGAAGTTAGAGGTAGCTGGGGATAATGCTTCTGTACCAGAATCGGTTTACATGACTTTGTGGAATGAGAAGTATGAAATCGAAGACGAACTTGAACAACTTAAATTGCAGCAATTCCAACCAAATTGGGACGATGTGCCTGAAAACGCCAATTTTATCACAGTTGACAACGATGGAATGACTGCATGGCACGAGTTAGAGCCTTACATTGAAGAGGCAATGGACGCATGGGGCAGTGACGGTGAAAACGGTATTATTTTCAATACAAAACGTCAGGTTTTCAAACGCCCAAAACCACCAGCAACCACTGTTGAAGTTGGGCAGGTTTGGATGCACAACTCGAAAACAGGGTGTGATTACTTTGTCACAACAATTGGCAAGTTTAAAGATTCACACGATGAGTGTGTGGACAGCGTGACATATCACAGCAAAGTCAGTGATAGGTATTACACTCGCACGAGGGATGATTTCCTTGCTAAGTTTCAGCGCGTGGGAGGTGAGTGATGGCAACTAAACACACTCATGCACCTTGGGTTTTGAAAACAAGAAAATGGACAAATCATGATATTGATAGTGTTGTTGAGTCAGAAAATGGCGAGCAAATAGCGTATTTTCCAGTTTTAAAAGACAAATCAAACGCCAAACTCATCGCCGCTGCACCTGATTTGCTGGAGGCGTTGATTGGTATGGTCAATGTTGAGTGTATTGATGACCACGCAGCAGCGCATGAGAAAGCCTGTGCCCGCCATATCTAAAGCCACACAGTAGACAATAAAAAACCCGCCTTAAAAAAGCGGGTTTTCTTTTGCAGCAGTAAATCTATTCGTCTTTAGCTAAAAACGCGCTAAAGTCAATGCTTGGCGAAGTTCCAGCAATCAACGTGTATAAACGCGCATAACGATAAGTCGTGCCATTGCGTTCATTTCTAAACGGTAACACAAAACGCCCGATTGTATCAGCCGCGCCATTTGGTGCTGTAGCTGTTGCGCCGCCGATATGCAATTGTGCAACTACGCGAATGTTACCCGCTGTTCCAAAAGCCGCGTCTGGTGACATTTGAACCATGAATTTGTAGCTTTCATCGCCTGTTGTAACGTCCAATGCGGTAACGTCAAAAACAACATAACCATCGATAGTGCCGTTGCCTAAATCAAGAATGGTTGCATTGGTTTCGGTACTTGTAATAGCAGCACCATCAGCACGCAATAATAACGCCGCGTCAAACGTAAATTGTGAATATAAATTAGCCATGATTCCCCCTTACGCTACGATTGCAGAATTTGCGATTGAACCCAAACGGGTTACAGCACGACCGTTGAAAATTGCCATGCCGTTGTACCATTCAATACGAGTTCTAAATACGGGGGCTGTTGGTAATTCGCCTAAATCACGAACATCGATACCACCATTTTGTAAGCCTGTTAAACCATCCGCGCCCATCGACAAGATATAAATCGATGCACCTGTTGCAGTACCGCCCCACGCGCTTGAAGTGAATGATACCTCGTTAAAGCCTAAAATAGGCAAGCCCGCATTATCTAAGTCAACAGTGATAATCGGAATGCCGTTGTAAGACATAACACGTTGCCCGAACTGTCCAATGTCATAACTGATATAACCCGCAATGGTGTATGTTCTAGCCGCCACAGCGAATTTACGCGCCATCGCTTTTGACATTAACAAATGCGTAGGATTTAACGTTTGGTCAATTGCCTCGTCGAGTTTAGCCAATGATAACGCCGTGCCACCGTCTGTAGAACCAGCCGCAATCTTTTGGTCTCCAACTACACGAACTTGCAAGCCGTCAAATTCACGCGGGTCTGATTGATTATCGCCTTTGATAAATTTCTTTGTCCAAGCTAAACCCAATGCGCGGATTTTCATTTGTTCATGCGTGGTACGTTGCTGCATCCCCATTGTGTCGATGATGAATTTATCAACGTCTAAATCACCACCCGCAATCACTAATGATTCAGTCAATGGATTTAATACACCTGTTGATGCCGTGTAAGTTTCGTTCACACCACGGAATCCAACGCCAGGCAATGATTCTTCGCGCATATAAGAAAGCGCGTTACCACTGATATTTTCAAATGGAAGGTTTGCGAGAATTTCGCTTGAACCCGCATATAACTCGATAACGCCGCTTTTATAAGCGTTGCCTGTTTCGAGTTTTGCAGCTTCTAATAATGTTAAAGCCATGTTTTTACTCCATAGTTAAACTGATATTGCACCAGCCTAACTATGGACGATTGGCTTTACTTTGCTTGCGCTCGTGCCGCGTTCATGCGTTCGACTGGTGATAGTTTCATTAAGTCATTTGTGTTTCTTCCT